AGGTGGTCGCGCAACTCTCCGACCGGCAGCGCCCCGACCGGCACCGCCGCCTGTTCCGTCAGCATCATGGCTGTCACTCCTCATCCCCGCCGTCAGGTCGGGCGCGCACCCACGCCGCCCGGGCGGAGGGACATTGCTAGCCGGCGTTAGGTTCCGGGCACGCGCCCGCCCCCCCGCCCCGGGACCGGGGCGGAGGGGCTCCGCAAGCGCCCGTCAGGACACCGCGAAGCGCAGAAGCTTGATCGCCGCGAAATCGCTCACGTCGCCGCCGACCCGCTTTGTCGCGTAGAACAGGACATGCGGCTTGGCGCTGAACGGATCGCGCAGCACCCGCAAATCCGGGCGTTCCGCGATCGTGTAGCCGGCGCGGAAATCGCCGAAGGCGATCGCGAAGGCACCGACCGCGATATCGGGCATGTCCTCGGCGATCAGCACCGGATAGCCCATGAGCCGCGCAGGCTCGCCCGCCGCGAGGCTGTCGGCCCAGAGGAACCGCCCGTCCGCGTCCTTCATCTTGCGCACCGCACCCGCGGTCTTGGAGTTCATCACGAACGTCCCGTTGGCGCGGTAGGTCGCATCGAGCGCATAGACGAGGTCGACGATCGCATCGGCCGGGTTCGTGCTGTTGAAATCGCCCGCCGTGCCGGTCGTCACATAGCCGAGGCTGCCCCAGGCCCAGGACGCCTCGGGCACCTTCGGACGGCTCAGGAACCCGTAGGGCTTGCCCGACCCGTCCCCATGGATGAACGCCGCCGCCTCGGCGCGGGCGAACTTGTCGGCGATCCGCCCGGCCAGCCAGCCCTCGACATCGAAGGCGCTGTCGTCGAGCAGGCGCTGCGACGCCTTCGGCATGGCCGAAAGCTCGTGCAGCCGGATCGAGATCCGCTCGATCACCGGCGCCGCCGTCTCGGCCTGCGCCGCCGTCTCGCTCGCCCAGCCAGAGCCGACATCGCCGTGATCGACGATCACGTCGAACGAGGTCGCCTCGACGTTCACCACATTGGCGATCTGTCGCAGGCTCGCCTGGCTCTTGAGCACCGAGCGCACGGTGTCGGCGGTCTGCGGATCGACAAGATAGCCGCCCTCGCCCGCCACCAAGGTGTTGAGGCCCTTGCCCTCGAGGACAAGGCCGCGCAGCCCGTCGTCGTCGCCGACCCGCAGATAGGCGTCGAACGCCTTGCGGTGCGGCACCTCGATCTCGGCCGCAGCCGACAGGGCGGGGCGGGCAAGGCCCGCAGTCTTGCGATCCAGCATCATCATCCGTTCATCCGTCCGTTGCAGCCTCGACTTGATCTCGGCCTGAAAGGCCTTGAACTCGCTCAGGAACGCGGAAACCCCCGCGTCGTCGTCACCGATTTCCACGTCCGTTCTCCTCATCTTTCCACTGTCCTCGCCACCCGAAGGCCCGCCCTCACCCCGCAAGCTCGCGCCGCGCCTCGGCAAAGGCCGCGGCGAGAACGCCCCACACGCCCGGCGCCGGCACGGCCTTGGCCGCGACCCGCGCCGCGCGCAGCATCGGGAAGGTGACCAGCGACACCTCCCACAGGTCCACCTCCTGCAGCACGCGCCGCCCCTCGGCGTCCCGGCTCGCCCGCTTGACGCGATAGCCGATCGACAGCCCGTCGATCGCCCCCGCCGCGATCAGCGCCGCCGCCTCGCGCGCCCGCGCCACCTCGGGCAGAAGCCGCCCCTTGACGCGCAGGCCGCGGCTGTCCTCGACCACCGCTTCCCAGACCCCGATCGGCTGGGCCGGGTCGTGCTGCCAGAGCATCGCGACCCGGTTCCCCGCCTTCACCGAGGCCGCAAAGGCCCCCGCCGCGACCACGTCGCCGCCCTGGTCGGCAATACCGAAGACCGAGGCATAGCCCTCGATCACCGCGCCATCGGCGAGCGCAAGCCCGCCCTCGGGCCGGTGGAACTTGCGTTCCAGACCCGTCCAATCCGCCCCGTCCATGCTGCCTCCTACTTGACCGCCGCCGCGATCAGCGCCTCCGCCCCCTGCGCCAGCAGGAAGGCCGCGACTCCGTAAACCCCGAGCCACAAACGCTTTTCGAGCCGCTCGAGAACCGCGTCGATCTGCGCCAGCCGGCGTTCGAGCGCCGCCCAGCGTTCCTCGGCGATCCGCTCGTTCGCCTCGATCCGTGCCGTTGCGGCATCGAAACTGTCGTAGAGATACCGCGAGCCGCCCGTCGTCCGCCGCGCGCTCATTCCTCCTCCGCGAACCGAGGCAGGCCGAGAAGCGCCCGCTTCTCCGCCCGGGTGAGGAAATCCGCCGCCGCGACCCGCGCCCATTGCTGGTCGCGCTCGAGCGCCAGCGCCGGCACCTGGTCGAGGTCGGGGCGCAACTCCACCGCCTCGCCGGTGTAGCCCGAGATCCACGCCGACAGCGCCGCCATGACCTTTGTGGCAAGCGGCAGGACGGTCAGCCGGAAGAACGCTCGGTTCGCCTCCTGATAGTTCGCATAGGTCGCATCCCCCGGCACGCCGATCAGCATCGGCGGCACGCCGAAGGCCGTCGCGATCTCGCGCGCCGCGGCCTCCTTGGTCTGGTGGAACTCCATGTCCGAAGGGCTGAACCCCATCGGCTTCCAGTCGAGCCCGCCCTCGAGCAGCATCGGCCGCCCGGCGTTCCGCGCGCCCTGGTGGTTCGCTTCGAGCTCCTCCACCAGCCGCTCGTACTGGTCCGGCGTGAGCAGGCCCGCCCCGTCCGCCCCGCGGTAGACGATCGCCCCCGACGGCCGCGCGGCATTGTCGAGAAGCGCCTTCGACCAGCGGGAGGCCGCGTTGTGCACGTCAAGCGCCGTCGCCGCCGCCTGAAGGGGCGAAAAGCCGTAGTGGTCGTCCGACGGATGGAACGTCCGGATGTGGCAGATCGGACTCGGCCCCTCGCCGACCTTGAAGCGGTGCCGGCGGTTGCCGACCGCATATTCATAGGCCGCCGGCCAGCCGTCCGCCCCCGGGATCACCGCCATCCGGTCCGACCGCAGCACATGCAGCTCCACCGGCATCGGCGTCGTGCCCGCCACCGCCTCCACATAGGCGTTCCCGGACAACAGGAGCTGGGCATAGACCGCCTCGAGGAACTCGCCCTTGCCCTGCACCGCGTTCGGCCGCCGGAGCAGGGTCAGGAGCGGATGCGCCTCATAGCGCCGCTCCTCGTCCTGACAGACGAGCGGCAGCGCCGCCGCCGCCTCGGCGATCAGCTTCACCGCCCGGAAGCCGACCGGATTGCCCTGGAACCCGCTCCGCGTCAGGCTCACCGTGTCGCGCGGGCTCCACGCCACCCGGCCCGCCGTCTGGAACGCAATCACCGGGCTGGTGGCCGAAGCCTTGGCCTCGACCGCCGGCCCTTTTCCGTCGCGCATCTCATGCCTCCTTGCGGGCGCCCCACCCCCTCCCGCCCCCGAGAGTGGGGGGAGGGCGCGACACCCCATCGTTCCGCTGATCCGACCGTCTTTCACGCGCAGGTGTTGCGCCTGCGCGGCCCCCCTCCCCCCGTTGGGAGGGGGGGAGGGGGTCATCCGCACCGACCTTTCGACGCAGACGCCGCCCGCGCTCAGAGCGCCCGCACCCGCGGCCGCCGCCAACTCGAGGCCGGCTCGATCATCAGGTCGGTGATCGCCCAGACCAGCGCATCGACCCGGTCGGGGCTGCCCTTGCCGTCGAAACCCTTGACCGACATCCGCGCCATCTGTTCCTCGAGCCCGGTGAGGCCCCGCACATGCTTGACCCGCCCCTGCTCGTAGAGCGCCGCGACCGGCTCGGCCCGGACCGCCTTGCCCCGTGTCGCATGGACGGCGCGATAGGGGACAAAGGCGTTGACCGACCGCAGCGTCGCCTCGACCAGGTCGCCGCCCTGGTTCACCTCGGCCACCACCCGGTCGGCGCCGTGCCGCTCCATCGCCGCGATCGCCGCCTCGGCCCAGACCTTGGGCGACCCCGCGACGCTCGCATCCTCAAGCACATAGGCACACCACTCGCCCGGCGCGCCCTGCGCCACGACGCCCGCCACGACGATCCCGCATTCGTCCGACCGGTTCGTGCCCGACACCGGCGGATCGACCGCGACGACGACGCGCGACAGTTCCGGCACCTTGTCCACCTTGCAGGCGTCGAGCAGCGCATTCGTCCAGAGCGCGCCCTCGACATCCTCGAGCAGGAGGCCGTCGAGCTCCTGCCGCCCCAGCCGCCGGCCGCCATAGCGCGCCCGCACCTCCTCGAGGAACGAGGCCGCAAGATAGGCGCGGTTCGCCTCGGTCGGCGCATGCGTCACCACGGTCGAGGGGTTGCGCAGGATCGCCTTGAGCACGCCCACATTCTGCGGCGTCGTCGTCACCACCTGCCGCGGATGCTCGCCGAGCCGCAGCGCGAACTGGAGCATGTCCCACGCCTCCTCGGCGCGCTTCCACTTCGCCAGCTCGTCCGCCCAGGCCGCGTCGAACTGCGGCCCGCGCAGACTGTCGGGGTCGTGCGCCGAGAACACTTGCGCCACCGCCCCGTTCGGCCAGACGAGCCGCCGGCGCGTCGCCTCCCATTCCGGGCGACGATCGTGCGGCGTGCAGGCCATGATGCCGGACTCGCCGAACACCATGACCTCGCGCACCTGGTCGATCGTCTCGCCGACCAGGGCGATCCGGCGTGCCTGCCCCGGATCGGTCGGCCGCGCGCCCTCGACCTGCGCGCGCACCCATTCCGCCCCGGCGCGGGTCTTGCCCGCGCCGCGACCGCCCATGATGACCCAGGTCCGCCACGCCCCCTCGGGCGGAAGC